ATATATCGGCTCCATTGTCCTGCATCTGCGGGAGCCTCCGCATTGCGGAGACTTTCATCGTGGACATGGAGCAATAAACGACCGCATCCCCATCATCCGGGGACCGGCCCAAACGCTTTTTGATTTCCTCTTTTGATTCAATCAGAATACCGCCCGGCGTCAGCTTCCATAACGGCGCACACAACCCGGCTTTCATCTTCGGGTCGGGAGGCAATGCAATCCGGCATCCGGTTTGCGGGTCCAGCATTTCCCGGAATCGCCACCATATCATCGCCCTCAGGTTGCGGAATTTCAGTTTCCCGGTTGCCTTGTCTGTTTGGGCCACACATGAATCTGTGTCATAACCCACAACAGGAACGACCTGCATTCCGTTGGACTCCAAATGCCCAATGGTTTCGCCGCCAACACCGAGCGCGTCCACATGCACCGGCGCGCCATCGCGTAAACAAGAGACGATCAAACCGGCTGTCACTGATCCGTTCGGCGTTTCTTTGCCTGGCCATCGTTTGAGCGGCGCGTACCAGTTTCCATATCTTGTTGACACAACTGTTTCATCCTGCCCACCACGCGCCACGTCCGCCCCGCACGAATCCATTTCCCCGCGCTGACCGTCCGGCGTCCATCGCTCCATTGCCATATCGACCCACTTTGTCGGGATGACCTGCCAGACGGAATCCTCAATGCCCGCCTTAAAGTCCGCATTCAACATCTGTGATCGTAGCGGCTCGGGAAGGGCCTGCAACGTCGCTTCGTAGCCAGTCGCCAGCAAAAACGGGTTGTCTGTGACTTTAGAACTGATGAACGTCCTGGATATGGGTTGCACCATCCGCCCATTGAGCTTAAACGGCCTGCCGGACTCTACTTCCATGTCCTTGCCGTCCACGGTTGTAAACCAACGTATTTCGCCAGGCTGCGCCGGATTCGGATGTTTATCGTCAAGCCACGGCGCCCAATACTGAATCACCCAGCGGCCGTTTTCATCCGTCGGCGGATTTCCCGCACAGATCACGCGGCAACGCTGGCCCGGCTTTGTCGTTCGCAGCCACCCGCAAAGGAAACGAAACTGTGATTCGTTGAAGTGTGTAATCTCATCAAACCCAATGAAGTCGTGGGGACGCCCCTGATACTTGATTTCATCGCCGACGTTTGAACACGATCCGAATTCAATCCGCCGGTCCTGCAGTCTTAAAATATCCTGCTGACCGTTCCAGCCCTGCCTTGATTTCAGGATTTCATCCAGCAAGCGGGCCTGAATGCCGACAAGCTGAGTAGCCTGCCGGCGGAAAATGATTGAATTCGTATGCTCTGTCAGTGCGGCACCCAGCAGCAAATCGCTTTTCCCGCCACCGGCCGCGCCGCCGTAGAAAATAATATCCGCCATGCTATCCAGCGCGTCTTGCTGCGGCCCGGGCATCGGCACCCAGACAGGCAAAGAAGCGCCGACAATCTCATCAAACTCCGCCCGCTCATCGTCGGTCAGTGTTGACAGAATGTCGGTTATTTCTTCAATCTTTGCCGCCGCGCTTCTTGCCATTTTCCGCCTTTTTCCGCTTTGCCGCTTGTTCGAGCAGATAAACCAACCGCGTTGCCCGTTCCATGTCCGTGAATACATCCCCCGTGATGCGCTGGGGTTTTCCGGTTTCATCGGGAAATTCTACCTGCGTCGGCGGCTTCATCCTCAACAACTCGATTGCCATTTCCGCCGCTCTCAACCGTGTCGTGTGATCCACCAGCGGCTTTGAGTACGCGAACCCGGACATATCCTTGTCGTATGTCGCTTTGATTACGTGCGCATCTAGCCCCTCGAGGATACGCTTCAAGACTTTCGATTTTGTAAGACCCGCCTTTTTGCATTCCTTCGCCGTTTCCTCCATTGCGATTTGCGCGGCTTTTGCCGCTAGCTCCGCTGTTGTTTTTTTATCCATTACGATTCCAGTTTACCAAAACCCAAACAAATTGGAAGATATGAAAGGGCTATGAAAGGGCTATACATTGCGTTTCCCTTTTCGCCTAAATTCATCAAACTTGATTGCCCACCTTCGTGCCTCGCTGTGTACCAGAAACGGCTTCCCGTTTGGCAGATATCTGATCGGGAAAGACCACCTTATCCGCCACACTCTCACGGATTGCCATGACGTAATGCCGAAAACCTCTTTGCAGTACGCGACTATTTCGTCGCGTCCGTTGGCCTGCCCCGTCGATACCGCCATTTCACCCCCTCACACATTCACCGTTGTAAGTTCCTTATCGTTTGTGTTTTGGCGTCAAAAATAACTTCAAATCTCCCCGTTTCGCCGTTGCGGTGTTTGGCTATGTCAAATTCAGCCAGCCCGCGCTTGGGGTTTTCTTCTGCTTTGTTGTAAACTTCGTCGCGGTAAATGAAGATGATGATATCCGCGTCCTGTTCTATCGCGCCGGATTCCCGCAGATCCGAAAGCATTGGGTGTTTGTCGGGCCTGCCGTCCACGTTGCGGTTTAGCTGCGACAATCCAATGACGGGTATTTCCAGCTCTCGCGCAATGGCCTTTAGTGTCCGGCTGATTTCCGCTACTGCCTGCTCCCGGCTATCGTGCTTTCCTGTTACCCTGACTAACTGGATATAATCGACGATCAACAGCCCCAGGCCCTTTTCTTTTTTCATCTGCCGGGCCTTCGCCCTAATTTCGGTTGGTGTGATGTCCGGCTTGTCGTCAATGTAAAGCGGCCACTTGGAGACATCATCCACTACGCTGACGGCCTTCGACCATTGATTGTCCGCAATCCGCCCGCTGCGTAAATTGCGAGAGTTGATGGAACTGTACCGCGCCACAATTCGGGTTATAACGGCTTCGGCCGGCATTTCAAGGCTGAATATCAGCGTCGGGATTCCGTTTGCGGCAACCGTCGCAGCGATATTCCCGGCGACGGCGCTTTTCCCAATACCTGGACGGCCGGCGATGATGATCAGGTCCCCATTGATGAGGCCAGATATACAGGAATCAAGGTCAATAATTCCCGTCGAGTGTCCAATCAACTCCCCCAGGTGAGCGTGTCGGTGTTCAATCGCCGCCCATGTCTTTTTGGCAACGTCTCGCACGTCGCGCAGTGTGTCGCCCGATTGATTGAGTGACAAGCCGATTATCGCTTTTTGCGCTTCTTCTAGTTTGTTTTTGGCTGTTTCCGTCGGATCATAAACCGCCTCAATCATCCGCTGCGCCTCGGATATAATCCGGCGTTCAATGGATTTTTCCCGGACAATCGCCGCGTATGACCCAACGGCGGAGGTTGAAATAACCGCGTCAACAGTTTCCGCGACATAGGCATTACCCCCGGCGGCGCGAATATCCCCAGAGGAAAGCAAATGTTCGCAGACGGTTACAAGGTCGGCAACCTGTCCGTTTTTAGCAATATCCAAGATGGCCCGGAAGATAATCCGGTTTGCTGTGCCGTAAAAATCATCAGGGGAGAGCGTGACCTGATCAATACAGGCGTTATCCGTCATCATCGCGCCAATAACCGCCCGCTCCGCCGTGTCATCGTGCGGCATAACCCGCTTTGTCTGTGCGTCGTAAACCTTATATTTCGGCTGGTTTTCCATATTCGCAGTTCACGCATCCTTTCCCGACCAAATCTGATCGTATTATCCTGGAGCCACACTTCGGGCAGGAAATAACCAGCGGCGGCGGACTTGTTTTTGACGATTGGCCTTCTGATATCTCAACCTCCCACATTCGGCCCTTGATCCACCTCTCCGGATCTTTCCATTCTGGCCGGAACTCACCCGCTGCGTTTTCGCGCCACAGTCTTTGGGTTTTTATTGCGGTTAAAATCGTTTCAATGTTTGGTTTGTCGCCGTTGAGTTTTTTCCAGTTATCAAAAGCAGCTTTTTTTGAACCTGTCTTTTTGGGATATGCCTTCCAGAAAATTTCAAATTCAGAAAGGGCGGTCTTATTTTCCTTTTCCTTTTCCTTTTCCTTTTCCTTTTCCTTTTCCTTTTCCTTTTCCTTTTCCTGTGATCTCTCTTGTGTGTAGGGTGTGTTCTCGGTGTGTTCTAG